AAGTGCCCAGTTGTCTAATCGTTCATTCAAAAACTTTATATGCAAATCTTTTTCTTCGTTGTCTTTTTTCAACTCTCTGTTTTCTTTTTTTGCCTTGCGAAGTAGTGCTTCTACTTCTTTGACTGTACTCACTTTTTACTTCCTAATACCTTACCCATTCCCCTGAGTCCAAACGAACTAGCTATTGCTCCATACATGGCAAACTGAAACCATTGTGGTGTTCGTGAAAGGGCATCAAATCCTCTTTCTGTGTAAGGTTGTAATGGAGGAATGAAGCACATGGCAATAATTATAATAAACAATATAGTCCACGCCTCGTCTTTCCACGAGTCCTTAGAGCCTTTTATTGCTTCTAAATCATACGCTATTTCACCTTTAATTTGTTTGTTCAGCAATTCTGTTTTAGCTTTTATTTCTGTAACTTTCTGTTCAGCTTTTGCTTTTTTTGTATCTGCAACTGATTTTACAACATCACCAGCTACACCTAGTAAAGGTTTCAATAACATTTGAAACATTATATACTCCTCATTATCTCTGCCAATTCGTTAGCTCTGTTCGGTGTTTGTTTTGCCCACAGAGAATCTAGCATTTCATCAGCAGCTTCTGCGTACTCACACTTGTTAAGGTGATACTGAAAGCGTTTAAATTTAGATAATCTAGGTAATCCTAGCTGAAAAGCCATATTAATAACACAGCCAAAAGCACGAGGATCAATAGTTTCCCCTTTGATGAAAGTTTGTGCATCATCGGTAGCTTGTCTAAAGTCTCGTTCAAAGTATTCCATAATTGTTGCATCATCGTATTCTATCCCTTCTTTTAGATCGTCTGTTTCTAAAACCAAATGACCAACGCCAAAAGTTGCGTTGCCCAGATGATCTTTGTAAATTTTATTTACCTTACCTTCGTGTTTAATTATTGCAGATTTGATTTCTTCGTACATTCTATAAGTTTCTCCAAATACCACTTAGCCTTTTCTAAGTCCTCTATACCATTTTTCTGACGATTTCTCACTACATATTTAATGATATTACCCTCAAAATAATTAAGTTTAAATTCTCCAATAAAATCAGCTACTTGTATCTTAGTTCCTATGTAATATGGTGGGTTAATCTTGTCACTCATAAATGTCCTATCCACCTATTACCTCTTTTTAAAGTCATAGGTATTAATTGTGGTACACCATTAATAATCATACCACACCCTAATACTGGTCTCCTGATATTTACTTTTGAGTATGCAAAAGCAAGAGAGTCTTTATCTATAAGACAACCTACTGTCATACCAAAGCGTAAACTTTCAGGTGAACTCCAGTAACCAATGCGAAATTCTGTGTGATAATGCCCAGAGATAAAGTTCATACCTATAGACATTGATGACTTAACTGGATCTTTATTCATGTTATGGCAAAAATAGTATTCACCATATTGATCCTTGATAATTAACTTATCATGCCATCGCCAATTTTGTTTATCGACACACAAAATATCAGCGTAATCCTTCACAGCGAGAGATGGAAAACCATGATGTTTTCTTTTCCTGTAAACCATAGATCCATGATTAGAATGAAGTAAATCCATCTTTGGAAATAACTTCTCTAGCATCTTGATCTTATATAAACCTAACTCTAATTCTTTAGATGCGTTTGGTAAATCAGGATCAGAGTCATGGAAAGACAAAGCATGATAATCCAACTCGTCACCGATGTTAACTACCCTGTCAGGTTTATATTTTTTTTTGATAGCTGTTAAAAAAGCATGGCTATCTGTATGGCTATAAGGTTCGTGAAGGTCTGAGATTATTAAAATCTTAGACATCTTCCTCCTTTATATTTCTGGAGTATATTTTGAGGTGCAAAATGTTGTTACATAAACATTCTTCTGTGTCATCAATGAGTTCGCTAATTGCACAGACGCAGCTCTACATTCCTCCTTTGTATTGTATGCTTGATCGTATAAAACTTGTGCAGCACAAGTTTGATCTAGGGGTGTATATGGATTTTGAATACATAACCAAAATATAATAAACATTTTCATTTATTAATTAGGTAGCTTTCAATCCATATAATTTTTTCCTTTATCACAGCTATGTCTTGTTGCATTTGTGATATTTTATCTGCCTTCTTTTCGACAGCTTCTAATCTTTCTGACCACATACCCCAAGTAATAAGCATAGATGCTACAATGACTATGTATGGTGCTATGGTTTTTACATCAATCTTCATTTGCTCCACTCCACTTTAAACTCATTACCCTTTTGATCTTGTATTGACATGGTTTGTTTTTCTGTGCCATAAATTTTAGGTGCTAATTTACCAGCTTTGAAATGCACATTTTTTTGTATAATTTCTAGCAGCTTGACTTTAGTCATATTTAACTTTGGATCTTTCTTTGCTTCTTCTAATAGCTTATCTAAATCTTCAATCGTATAAAGTACGCTATCATGCTTTGCCTGTAAGTATTGATCGTTTAATTTTTTATCTTTGTTAATCCATTGTCTAAGAGTTGTCCAAGATACATCAAGCTCCTTGCAACATTCTCTGATTGTTTTACCTCTAGCCAACATTTCAAATAAATCTGCAAGTATAGACTGTTTGTATTTACTTGGTCTGTTGCCTTGTTTCTTTACTACTTCTGTTGTCATTATTTTACCTTTGCTGACATATTACCTAATGGATTATTTAATGCCTTGTCTATTTCTAATTGTAGATTATCTTCTAGTTCTCTAATCATATCTTCAAACAATCTAAGTTCTTCTCTTGTGCTGTTCTTTATTGAGTCAACAAGTGACTCTGTGTGTCTGGAATCTTTTTCTAATTGACGAACATCGCTTTTTAAATCGTCTTTAAGTTCTTTAGCAGTAGATGCTACAAGCTCAACCTCAGATAAAATCATTTGCATTTCTTCACTTAGCATAGACACTTCTTGTTGTATCAACTCTATTCTTTTATCAAAGCCACTAAGGTCAGGTGCTACGAACTCTTGTACTTGTTGTTTCATATCAAGGTAATCATCATAAAATTTATAGCCAGTCCAGCCACCACCTATGATTGCACCTATTAATGAGATAATAATAAAGAATTTACCACCAGTAAATTTAAGACCTTGATACTCAATACTGGGCATTTACTATCTCATTCATCATTTGATTTTGTGCAGACTCAAACAAGCCACCATATAAATCATCAATCTGCATCATACTATAATTAGAAATATCCATGTCTGTAAGAGTTGTTTGTTGGTATTCGTTAAATCCTTTTGTGTCTGCTAATTGTGCCATGACAGCAAGTTTGACTGTATCAAGAGCAACTTGATCGCCACTATCTGCTACTTTGGCTAAAATCTTTTTTGCTATTTGTTCTTTTGTTTCTTTTTGTTGAACAACTTTAACTTCTCTTTGTTCAGGTTCTTGCTCAGACTCTTGAGTTTCTGTGTTTTCTGTTTCCTCAACTTCAGACTCTGGTTCAGGTTCAACTTCAACCTCAATATCCATTTCAGCAACTTCTTCCATAACCTCTGCAAGTTCTATCTGAACTTCAGGCTCTACTTCAATCTCAATCTCAGGTAATTCTAGTTCTATGGTCTCAATCTCAGGAAGATCAATAGCCAGATCATCAATAGAAATCTCAATAGGATCTAGATTATCACCAAAATCTATTTCTATAATTTCAAAATCTGTGGAGTCATTAATGATGTCATCAATAACATCATTGACTATATCGTTTATAATATCTTCTACTTGTTCTACAACTGTATATGTTGCAGTCAAAACAGGATCGCTAAATATTGCTCCGAAATAACCATGTACATATCCAGCATCTGTGCCATACAAAGACATTTGTGTAGTTATGTCTGTGTAAAAATTAGGATCAATAGTATCGGTATAAAGATAATCTCTTGTGCCACCAAAGTCTAATTCTACCTCTCGTTCCAAAGTATTAAATACATTGTTGTCTTGGTCTCGTAAGGTAACAGTTATACGAAAAATATCTTTACAATCACCATTGGTAGCTGAACAAGTAGGAACAGTAATATTACTTCGATGTGACTCTACTGTGACACCATAATTTATATCAAAGCCTTGTTGTATTTCATCAATGGTTAAACCACCATTAGTAATAAGACTATATACATCGCTGGTTATTGTACCACCACCATCAGCCACACCTCGTGTGTTGGCAGATCCAGTACAAACCTCACCATCTTCCAAAGCACCTGAGTAGGAACATTGAGTTGTGCTTACTTTGCCACTCTGATCCCATTCGTCTGCTGGGGTTACAAGATTAGATGTTTCTTCAGAATATAAAGATGCCTGTGGTAATAGCCAAAATAACACCACCAACAATATAGTTCTTAGCATTAGACTCCTTTACATAATCTGGTCTATCTTTTGGGTGGCTATCCCACCCAGCTTGTGCCACCTCACCTATTGTTCCAAAGTAAGGGCAAGGAGTACCAGCCATTTCCATTGCTTGAAATACACGAGGATCTTGACATAACACAGATACACCAGCAACTTTCATACCCATAGCATATAAAGCTCTGGATAATTTAAGTCTTTCACAAGTT